GTTCCGCGAACACCATCCTTTAACAAAAAAGACATATCTTATTCTACCGTCACGTTCCATGTAATGACTATAATATCAGATGCTCCTTTGTTAACAACATCAAACCTTGTTCGACAAAGCATAGTTCCTGCTGATGAGTTGTTAAACACTCCTGCTTCAGTAACTGGTCCAGTACCAACACCGGCTCCATATGTTGCAACATATGTAATTGTATTGCTTACAACGTTGGCTGAGTCTAAACTAACTCTAGCAGTTTCTGTGCCAAGTGCAGTATCTGATGTTGTTGGATTGACGTTGGCTGATCCAATAGCCATATGGCTCATTACAGCTGTGGTGTTGGAAGTCATTCTAGCTGTAATATGAGCTTTACCACTAGCTACAACTAGGTTTTTAATATGTCTTGTATCTTTGATGTTTTGGTTTTCATCCAAAAGATCAATTTTTAAATTGCCTTTGACAGCGATTGATTCTGTGAACATGGTTTTCCTTTAAATTATGTTAAATGAGCCACCTACATAAAGTTCATTTACATATCTGCTGATAGACTCCTCAAAATAATCTTGAATTTCTAGTATGCCAGACTCAGATAAACTTACATTAGATTCATTGTTATTTATCGATTTGGTCAATGTGTTAAACGTCAAAACAACAGCATTTGCTGTATCATCAAAAACTCTATTATAAGAGACAACTGCAATGAATGGATCAGTAACGTTGCTTGTGTCTGAAATTGTTTTATTTAAACTAAATGTGTTAACAGATGAAACTGATGCAACATTGCTAGATGTTGATTTACTAAATGTAAATACAAATGGATCGTTTACGGTTTGCTGATCTGAGAGTGATTTGCTAATATCAAGAATGTTAGGATCTAAGACATCAAACGAATCATATGCCTCAAACGATATATTAGAGATTGGAGTAACAACCAAGCTCGCAGAGATATCAACGTTAGCAAACAACGTTCTATTATTAAATAATGTTTGACCTGCAGGATTAAGAAGCTTTTTAACTATGTCGAAGAAATCTTCAATATCAACTTCTGTTACAGTTTGGTATGCAAATGGCTGATATAATTCATCATCTTGCAATCTAACTTCAAATTCCGATATAAAACTTTGGTCGGTAAAGTATGATCCAGGATATGATGCTAAAGCTCCAACATTAAACTTAACTATACTTAAATTAGCAGGAACAGTTTGTTGTATTGTTGGTTGTGGATTAAATACATCATTGTTAAATGTCTGAGCAATTGATGTAAAAGTATATGTCTGAGGACTAACGTAATCTTCAAGAAAGTAGTTTTCTGGACTACTTGGATCAATAAATAATACAAATCCTTTGCTTCCAAATCCTTGAGTTTTTGATAGTAAAAAACTTACCGATTCAGATATAGCTTTTGTTGGATCTAGCGTAACAGTAAAAAATCCTGGTGAACTACTAAATCCATAACCATAATTTAAGAATTTAAGACTTGTAATACCACCAGAGCTGTTTACACTATTAACTTTTACAATTGTGTTAACGCCACCTGCAAAATTAATTATGTAAAGCTGACCAACTTTAAAACCTAAGCCAGGTTGGGTAATTGTAAAGGATGTTGTTGTGGGGGATATAGTCCCTGAAAAAATGAGGGTTGAATTTTGATATACTTCAATTGTATCACCCACAGAGTAGCTTGAAGACAAAAACGCACTGTCTAAAAATAACTCTGTCAGCGTAGATGTTAAAATTTTTACTCTAACTATTGGAGTGTTAAATACAACACCCCCAGCTGTATGTCTTATAATTCTGTTTGCAAGATCATTTCTGTCACCCGTTATTGTTTCTACTCTAATAGAGAAGTTTTGTTGCCAGTTACCACCAGATGCTCTTAAAACGTTTTCAAAAGGCACTCTAATACTAACTTCAGAATTAAATAAAATCCTGAACAATAATTTGAACGATAATTCACTACCCTTGGCCTGATAAAGATCTTTTATTTTTTTAACTAAAAGCCTATTGTCACCTAAAAGCCCTTGTGGTATATTTTTAGCATAAGTGTTTAAAAAATATTGTACAAAATCGTTCGTAGTTCTATCAATATCATTATAACTTCTAGCGTTTTGTAAAAGTTCAGAAGCACCTTGATCTTGTTCTAAGAACCTGTAGTATGCTTCAATAAATTCTACAAACGTAGGAAAATCACTCTGAATAAACTCAGGTAATTGACTGCTTACAAGAGCAGATATTTTTTCTTTAATTCTACTAGTGGTCATTATTGAACTATTGGTGTCACATTTACAGTCAAGCCGGCCTCGGTTCCAATTGCTACATTAAGCACGCTATCATCTATAACCAAAATTTGGTTTCTATACACTTCAATGTTCTGGCCAATTTCTTGAATAGAAGCTGTTAATCTAAAATTAGTAATTCCTTCTGGGAACGATACAGGAGTAAATTCATTAATTGTAATTTGGCCAGTTCCGTAATTGACGCTGCCAAAGTTACTTTGAATTGAAGCACCATCAGATGATCTAAACAAAGCAAGCGTACCAGTACCGTTTGGATCTGGAGGCATTACAGATGGAATGTCAGCAGCGCTCACAAGAACCGTAGCGCCACCTATTGAAGCAAAGAATCTGGTGGATGAAAGTGTGCCAGGAGCTATCTTGTTTTGAAAGTTGATTGTATTCTCGTCAACAAACGAGTTTGATTGGTTAAATGTAAACAAAAATCTTCTCTGTAGTTTGATTAGCATAATAACACTATCAATTGATGGATCAGAACTTGTAATTAGATTTACTAGCTTTGATCTCTTAAAATCTAAATCAAACTTTTGTAGACTTGTTGAGAAATAATTATTTACTGTGTTGGTTACAATAGTTTCCAACTGACTAGGTGTTTTGGTAGTGGTTAAAGAATTGTACTCAACATTAATCACCAGATTTACAAAAAAGAATTCTGGATCTACAAACTCTGGTTGAATAGCCAGCACCTTCTTTGGATTGAGAATGTTATTAATAATGCTTTGCTTAGTCTCTTGGCTAACAGTAAACCCATCAAATGGCTTAAGAGATATAAACACTTTACCATATATTGGAGGATCGTTATCTTCACCACCCCACACAGAAATTGATTCAGCATCAGAAAAGTTTGCTGAAATAAGAGCCTTATAATCCTCTGCTGTGACAGCTCTGTTCTTTGCCGCATTTACTAGAGGAGCCTTAAACTTAATTGAAGTAATAGACTCTTTGTCTGCACCAGAAGAAGAATTGGATACAGTAGTAATCGTAATGTTGCTAGAGCCACCAATAGTAGTGGTTGTAAACGTCTGAGTCACTAGATCTGATACGTTAGCATCTGTGCCAGAAGGAACAAGATATCTAACATTTACAATATTACCAACTTCTAACTTTTTACCAACTATACCATCACCAAAGTAAATTTCATATCTTCCAAATGGATTTTCTTGTAAAAAGAACACTTCACTAGTTCCAACAATTCCAGTTATATCGTCAATCAGTGTATACGAGGTAGTTGTAAGATCGGTTGCAGATTTTTGTACAGAAACTATCAGCGTAGATGTATCAACATCTGTTTCCGTTATTTCAAACTTTTCAGCTGGTCCTGGCTCTACCGATACAAATGCTTGATTTTTAAATTCACCTTCAATTACCGTTACATCATCAAATGTATAAACTGTTCCAATTGGTGTTGCTGTTCTTTCGGTTGTATTTAAAAATGTGTAACCGGTTCCGTTAATCGTAGTTGTAAAAGAAGTAAATCTAGGAAGTGTTAGTGTTTGAGGATTGCCTGTTGGACTGTTAACAGTAACATCTAATACTGCTCTAGCGCCTCTAACCGAGGCTGGTGTGTAGCCAAGATGTTTAGCAATTGAAACTGCAGAGTTTCTTTTAACTGCAGAATCCAAAAACATCTCATTAACAACCATGTTAGCAAGATATGCGTTGTAGTGAGTATTGTAAGCAAGAATGTCAAGCAGTACAGATAACCCAGACCCCTCAAAGTCGTAGTCAGTAAACTCGTCTTGATCTTGTAGAAATTCTTTTAGATTTTGTTTTATTTCATCAAAATCTAGTTCTGCTATTCTAAGATTTGGCATTATCTTACTCTTTGTATGGTGGTTTTAAGCGTGATTGGTCGTTCTGAATTAATTATTTTAAAAATAATTGTCACATCTAGCTCATTGTTATCTGGTCTTTGCTGAGCTAGTACATCCAGAACAACTATTCTTGGTTCAAACTTTTCTAAAACATCAAACACAGTTTTTTTCATCAATTGAAAAACTGGTGGTGTTAAGTTTTCAAACAATAAATTATTTAACTGGCAACCAATTTCTGGATGAAATGGCCTCTCAAAATTTTTAGTCTGAATAAGGTTTCTGACTGATGCTTTTATTGCTTCTTCATCAAACCGCTTTGTAATATCGCGTGTAGCTGGGTTAACAGTAAACAACAAGTTTAAATCAGAGAAAGTTCTTGAGTTTCTTTGTATCGTGGCCATAATACTTATTTATCCTCCAGCAAACA